TCTAACGGTAAAAATGTCTCGCTGTTTTCCCGAAGATATTCCGTTCCAGATACCACTGCTTTCATAATCTCCCAGCCTTTCATCTGGTCGATTACTGCTCGCGTACGGACAAATGGGCTATCAACACTCCCCATGTAGGAGCTGCTAACCAAACTTGTCCTGACGAGCCCTGGAACGGAGTAAGTCATGTCACCACTTTACTTTGTTAGCCCAATATGCGGCACTGGTTTTGCCCTTAGCAATGTTTTTTGCATGCCGCTTTTTAAAAGCAGCTCGCTTGTCCTTCATTGCTTGGCTTTCACCTGCTTTTGGCTTGCCCGCTGTCTTTGCGCCCTGTTGGCCAAAACGTATTAAACGATCTTTGCCGTTCTCTTTGATTACAACAGCATGAGATTTACCGCTGGAATGACCAGCAGTACGAATTGGTTTGTTGTAACCGTCGAAAACGTGCCCGCCTCGTTTAATTTTGGCCATTATTTTTTACCTTTGCCCTTTGGTTTACGCTTTTTCGCTGTTTTGGCAGCATCTTTAAAGTTTTTGGCGGTTGGTGCGCCAGGATCTCCTGCTTTACGCATCTTTTCGCCTGAACCCGCCTTGATGCGCCTCTTCTTTGCCGCAATGTTTGCGTAAAGTCCGCGTTTTTTAGGTGCCATAATTAAAAATGCGTTGGGTACAGTCTAGTTCTCACATCTTTTTACTACCCTTCTTCATCCCCTTTTTCTTCTTAGGGGGACGGCCTTTCTGCGTACCGTAGGTTCCAGGGCCTTTGGGCATGGCAGACAGGTGACTAGCTGTCCCTAGTTTAGCTGCTCTTGGATGCGTATTCCAGCGTTACTAGGCGTTTGCTGCCTTCGGGGGAGCCCCAGCGAGAAAATTTTACGGTGATGGATGGGTCTAATGTTTCTTCTGAAGATTGCAGTGTTCTCCAGCGGTTGCCACAGTCACGGCATATACGGTCGCGTACTGAGTCGCCTTCTTGGGATGTGTATTTTCCGAGCACGCGGCTGTCGGTTGATTCGCATTTAGGGCAAAGGGGCGCGTTCAGTGGACGAAACATCCTTAGTACAGGCGATATGTCGTAGTTCCCATGGCTTCGGGTTTAGCCAAGTTGAACTGCTGAAGCACAAGGTAGCCGAAGGCATCGAATGCGTGATCCACTCCAAGATTTTTGTTAGGTAGGCCCGTTCCAGGGGCGTAGGTCAGGGTGCGGAGGGATTTGATGAGTTCTTTGCAGCGGGGGTGGATGTAGGTGCGGCGGGCGCCGGTTGCGTCGAGGAGGGCGGTGTTGACGGCGGTTATTTTGTCGCGGATTTTCCAGGGGGCTTTGGGGGATTGAACGGAGAAGCCGCTGCGGCGGAGGATGGTGTGGTCGGTGACGCCGACGCCACTGGTTTTGCGGGCTCCGCCGGTGGGGTCGGGGCAGGCGAATACGCGGCGATCTACGCCGTAGCGGCGGGTTACTTCTTCGGCGAAGTCCCAGGTGGTGGCGCCGCCGCGCATCATGATTTCGTCGAAGACGTAGAGGGTGTCGTCTTTTTTGACGGCGCAGATGCCGCTCATTGGATCGACGTTGAAGTCCACGCCCAGCAGTAAAGGCAGGACAGATATGTCGTGGGCTTCGGTGGAGATGTTGATGTCGTCGAAACTTACGGCTACTAGGCCACTTAAATTTTCAAAGGATGCTTCAAATTCTTGGCGGAAGGTGCGGGCATCTAGTTGGGCGCGGGCTGCTTCGATTTCGTGGGCTGGAACGTTGCCGCCTTGGATTGTTGTGTAGCACCAGCGGATCCAGTCGCCGGTTTTGTCCTCTTCGCAGAAACACCACAGGTCGTAGAACCAGCTGGCCGTTCCATCCGGGGTGGATATGAATAATGCCCAGCCTTGTTTGTCGGCGAGGGCGGGACGAATGACCTCGAACCAGACTTCGGCATCCATAAATGCGGCTTCGTCGAGTACAACTCCGGCGAGAGATCGGCCGCGAAGAGCCATGGCGTTTTCGGTGCCTTTTAGTTCAATTGTGGAGTCGTTTATTAGGTCGAGGCGGAGGTCGGTTTCGTTTTTGGAGCGGATGTATGACTTGGGGATTACTTTTTTGAGGGTTTTCCAGGCGATGTCTTTCGCCATTCGGTAGGTGGGGGCGCAGTAAAAGAACGTTTCACCGGGGCGTTCCAGGGCTTTGGTGAATAGTTCGATGCAGGAAAGGTAGGATTTTCCGAAGCGGCGGCCTGCAACGAGGACGCGGAATCTATTTTTGGCGCTAAATACTTCGCCTTGGGCGGGGCGAAGACTTATGTCGAGCGTTTGTGGCGCCAATGAGTGCTTTACTCGGGTTTTTCGATCTTAACGTGGATTTCAGGTAATGTGCTACTTTCTTCGGGTTGGTCGCAGCCGACCATACGTGCCAGGGAGTCGAGGACGTTGGCGGCGGTTTGCATTTGGCCGCGTTTTACGGCGGAGTTGTAGAGGCGGGAGCGCATTGAGAAAATGCGGGATGCCATATCTGCACGTTCGCGCTCAAAATCTTCGCGGTTTAGTGCTTGGACTGCTTTCCAATCGCGGAATGCAGTGGCACGGCCCACCTGTTCTTTTGATGCGTGGTCGAGAACTAGCTGGAGAGCGGGTAATCCTTCTAATTGGCGGCGGTAAAGCCGCATAATTCGGGCTTCTTGGATGTCCTTTGGGTTTCTCGGACCACCGATTCGTCTTACTTCTTGGGGTTCAGTGGTGTTTTCGTCCATAACAAAAGGCACGACCTTTCTCGACACAATAGCAACTTACAAAGCGATACATCAGGTGCTTTTTTATTTGGGTGGGTGTAGTACACAAGCATGTTATTTTTGACCCCTACCCCCGCTAGCACAGTAGAAAGGTTTAGCCGAAATTATTTAAGTTCCCCGGCCTAGCATATAACAATGTAGCATTTGCTACCCCTCCCCGTATAGTGTAGTACATAAGATTGTGCCAACTGACTTGCCTACTGTAGGAGTTTCTGCTATATTAAAAGAGTGGAAGGCGGAGCACTGCTCAACTTTCTACGCACCTCGACAACTGAAAAGCAGAGCCACGCGACTTCGCGGGAGACTCCGTGCGTCTTTATGTTCGACGCTGCGGCAATCAGTCAATCTTGCACCGCGTGGTGACTGTATATTGTACTTCATTCTATTACCCAGATGAAACTTTCGACAGTTCGCACTTATAGCAACCTGGCTGCGTGCACCCTCGATATGAGCAGCAGTTCATATCGGGACGACAGCCAAATCGTCCTCCGCGATACCAACTCAGGCGACAAGCTTGAGTTAGAGGGCATAACAAACGCCGTCCTACGTGGGGCAGTGCTTAGTTATGTCTCTTATATGCAGTATCGCAAGGACGACGCAAACGCCAGAGAATTCATCCAGAAAATCTCTGACGAACTGGCCAAAGGACAGGAAGAGGTGAAAGCATGAGGCACCTAGTCACACGCTGGCATGGCATAACGTCAGGCTGGCAGCCAGCTCATGGCTCGCGACCACGGACCAAGCAGCAGGCCGAGCAGTTCGCTCGGCTCTGCCGTGCGGTCAATGGTGATCTCTACTCTTATAGAGTAGAGGTGCTTGAAACCGAACTTCCTTCCTTCCTTTGATCACACGGCCCAGGAGTCAAACCCTGGGCCATTCTCCTTTCTTCAAACCATGAGAGAACCTAGCCTTGACTGCGACGCAGCCCGTGAGCTTGAACTGTATGCAACGAATGTTGAGTGCTGGTATAAACCAGTAATTCAGAATTTAAGCAAGCATTACAGGCGCGGGAATTTCTCGCTGGATCTAGCGATCCACTCAATAGAGCGTTATTGCTTAACCCCTGCGGCTAAGCAATACCACCGCGAACACGGAAGTATGACATCTAAATGGAATCATACGTTTCCGAAGTTTGTTCGGCTTCATGTCGCTGAGCAGATCGCACTTCAATGGGCTGCTGAATTTAAATTAGGAAACTTCTGGGACTGATGGCATTAACACCACAAGAAAAGATCGCTTTATGTACTGCTGATCTTGAACGCTGTGACTACTTTCTAGGGACATTCTGGAATGAAGACACTAGGCGAGAAGTTCAAGCACGCAGAAAAGCACTGCTAAAGATCTGCGAACAAGAAGCAGAATCGATAGGGATGGAGTTTATCTATCCCGACGAACCAGTCCATCCTCGTTATTCCAAACTGTGATGACCTATCACCAGTTCAGCAACGACCTGGGGGAGCCTTACGGCTCCTTCGAGGTTTTCTACGACATCAAAGCTTTGACCCTGACGGGTAAAGAAGTCGATCCAGGGTGGTATTGGTGGGCATGCTTTCCCGGCTGTATGCCGGACGGCGATCCATCAGGACCGTTCCAGACAGAGCAAGAAGCTATCGACGATGCCCTCGCTTGACGGGGGCTTTTTTATTGTACTACAATGAAGAAGCTAACTATTAGCCACCCATGAGTGACATTATCTTGATTGAGGACGTTGAAGTCCTGCCATCAACTGAAACGGACCAAGTAGAACTTCGCATCGTCGCCATTATCAGCGACATGGTTCAAACCAGTCCTGCCATCAATTACCCGGCTGACATAGCCGAGCCAGCTCAATTCGGACCAGCCAGAGCCGTCACCACCGTGACTGTTGATCTGAAGAACTCCGATCTTGAATGGGAGGTGCTGGAACAGTGAAGCGGACCAGCCAGCAAGTAACGGACCAGCAGGCGTTGGCGAAACGCTTGCTGGATATGGGGCTGAAAAAAGCCGACGTCGCGGCCACGCTCCAGCGAAAACACAATGTGAGCAGAGCCACCGCTTATCGCGATGTCGATACTGCGGATATTGAGCGGGAATCAGAAGATCCAGCTATTGAAGCTCAGCCACTGCCTGAAATTGATTTTGATGATCGGGATGCGTTGATGCGGATGACGCGCCAGCTGCTGATTGATGCGTTCCAGGCAGGCAACGTTCAAGATTACGCCCGTTTAGTGCGGGAGTACGAAAGGCTTGCCCGTATGGGTGGGTTGTCTCAAACACACTGAGATTTTGTCTCACATGGCTTTTTTATCTGACATGGGGCGAGAGTTTCTAGCGAACCAGCCAGATCCTCCACGTCCCACTCCTGAACAACAGCAGGAACACTTGGAAATGGTCCGCCACGCTGAAAGATGGGTTCGTATGCAGCACATGAAAGACATGGCTGAAATAGTTGGACGTACCAGGGATGAGCTGGTTAACGAAGCCATTGATGAGTGGCTACTTAATCATGAAGAGGAATACCGCCAGCGTGAAAAAAGAATTCGAGAACACCTAAAAGCAATCAAGGCTCTTCAAAAATGAAAATGAACAAGTTCACGCTCCACGAACTCCACATGCTTGCAGACTCCCTGTACTGGGAGTTTGCGGTATTTGAGAAGCAGGGCTGGGCTGACTCAGCACGTGCCAGGAAAATGGTGGAGCTGCAGCGCAAAATCCACAACTACATCGCCGCCCAAAAACAATGAACGAAGCACAAACGCTCCAGCAAAACAAGTTTCCTAATTGGAAACCTGATGAAGTGAGAATCGTAAGTCTCACTTATGTAATGGACGCTCCAGGGTTGAGCAGTATTGAAAAAATTAAGTGCTGTAAGACCCTTGCAGCTTCATTAGATGAAGCCGTAAAACGTGCCAGGAGAAAGTACGGGCCAGGGCATCTAAATGCTTGGGGTTGCCATGGTTTACCCCTTGATCGATGGCTTTTAGGTGGAGGTGAGTTGATGCCTGGCAAGCATGACAAAGATCACGCAGAAGATCTGCGCCGTATGGGTTACTGACGTTCCAGGGCATCAGGCATAGGGCCAGCACAACACTGAATCAGCTAGCCATACGTCCTCATCGTTGACATCGATAGGACGGGCTACTACATAAGCGGTGAAAATCTGTTTTAATCGTTCCAGAGGCATCCCCAAGTCCTGGGCTTGGACAGCCACGTTGGTTTGTCCTTTGTATAAACGCTCCAGGGCTTCCTCTAACTGTTTCGGGCTTGCAGGGAATTCCACAAGTCCATTCTCTCTAGCCATTGACACTCCGCCCCGCGTAATTCTAGCTCACTAAGCAAGCGGACTTGTGGGGCTCCGCTGCGACGTGCCACCACAACAGCGCCTTTCTTGGGCTTTATGCCAGTCAGCGTCTGAAGTCCCAGGGAATAAGCGCCGGTTTGGCAGATGTAGTTAGACAACATTTCTTCACTGCGGGCGTTCACGCTGGTTTTCCAGTCGGTGATGCACAGCGTGCCGTCGATGTCCAGCAGGGCGTCGGCCGTTCCAGCCCAACCTCGGGGGTCATGAATGGCAAATTCGACCGCATGAATGGCGGTTACGTTCTCCCCTATCCAAGACCGTAGACCTCGGGCGTACCCAGAGGCGCTCCAGGAGACCCTAGGGGCGCCTTGAATGGCCTTTTCGATTGCCCAGGATGTGATCCCCTTAGGGGCACGTTCCAGGCCGTCATCTCCAGTCCTCCAGCTTCCTCGCTTGTTAGCGCTGTTACGCGCGAGCTTTGCCGCTGTTTTGAGGACATATTCCGCGTGATCGTGAGCCAAAGTGCCCCGCTGACAGGCAAGGTCGCGCTCAACGGGAGCAGTAGGTCTTTCAAGCCAACGGTCCAGGGCATCTTTTTGCCATTGCGGTGAGGTCTCTTTAAGGATGTGGGTTACGGAGGCGTAAGTGTTGCCTCGTTTATCTCGGTACACACGATGTGGGCCGGAATCATCACGTTCCAGGGTCCAGCGGCGTAATCCTGCTAAGGCATTCTGTGTATCTACGAGCATTTATTGCGGTATTTTTATTATTCTACCTAATACAAAAGGGCTCGAAAGCCCTCTTGTAATTGTTGCGGACTTACAGACATCTTGCCTTAGTACCAGCCGAGATTGGAGTCGTGACACCCCCGGAACCGCCAGCACTCCTCAACGGGAACCCTAAGTTTCTGCAATCTGCTACTTAGGAACACCAACCGCGCGGCCCGGGCAGTTGAAGAGCAGATTGCGGGCAGGCAATTTACGAGAGTCATACCAGTCCCTCTAGTCCTGCCGCACAACATCACTCAGGTTTGTGAGGATTGCCGCCGGTAAGTAGACGGTCGATGTCGAAACCAGCTGAGCGTGCTTCGGTCCAGGCAGCCTCGATGTCACCTTGAGCACCTTTTTTGCGGGGTGCGGTGCGGAGGCTGTATTTGGTTTCTAGTCCGACGCCTTCTTTGCCCATCACAAAGTCCCAGGCAAGTAAATCGGCGTAGTCCTCCATCTGGCTGATGGCATCGAGTTCGTTGATCAAGCTTTTTTGGCTGAGTTGCATGACCTGAACTGATTCCGTCTCGTAGTTGTAGACGGGTACAGCAACAGCAAACTTCACCTTGTCGGGGGCAGTGCCGTCACGGTTGAGGCGGCGGGTGTATTCGTCGCCCATTTCTTCCTGAATGTCCTCAGGGCTGGGATCTTCTGCAAAACGAAACGGCTTTGCTTTGCCGTCGGAAGCTTCGCCCCAGCACTCAAAAAATTCCAGGGGCTGGTCGTTTAGAAGCGCAAAACGGGCGCTGCTGCCGGACTTGATTTTGGAGGGGTTGAGGTAGCCGCCACCGCCACCACTAGCGGCAGCAGATTTGTTCTTGTCGGAAATGAATGGCATTGGGTGTGTTTGCTGTGGGCGCGTTGCCCTGTGCTCTGTAAACGTAGCACAATGGCAGGGGCCGTCAACTGCTGTAGAATGGAAAAACCCCCCAGCGGCCGGAGAAGCCTCTGAGGGGTACGTAAAACACATTCACACTGTCACTGTAGCAAATGAATCTGGTTGATTTTGTGCGGAGCCTGCCCAAGCATTGGGCTACTGCACCGATATATGCCAAAGGCTTTGTTATGCCTGATGGCACAGAAGCTAAGGGCAAGTCTCCGCTTGGTCGCGCTGCGCATGATGTGGTGTCGCCTGAGCGAACGGCTCAATACATCGAGAACGCTCCAGAGACGTTTGTTGCTGTTGGTGTTTACAGCGGAACTCGTTCGGGCGGGCTCGTCATTTTTGATGTGGACGCCAATCTTGGGGTTATTGAAGACAAGTGGGGTAAAGATCTTGAGGCCGCTCCACGAATTACTTCGCCTAAAAAGAATGCGGCAAAGTTTTTGTTCGTCGTCCCTGAAGAAGATCGGCTGACTGTCGCTGATTTAAGCCACGCTGCAGGTGGGCATGAAGGTTGGGAAGTTCTTTGGGGTAGGCAGGGTTTACTTTTTGGTGCTTACAAAGACCAGGGTGAGTACACGTTCCATGGTGACCCCAATCAGGTTCCTACTGCGCCCGAATGGTTGCTGGAGCGAATGCGGGAACAGCACCGCAAAATCCATCAAAAGGACACGGGTAAGCGCTTAAAAGACACACGTTATTCCAATCGTTCCAGGGAGGAAAAGATTGAGATTGCGAGGAGTTGTTTGAGTGTTATTGAGCCTCGCGGTGCCCATAGTGAGCAGTTTTGGTGGGAAATAGGCGCGATGATTCACAGTGAGCTGCCTAATGAGGATGGCTTGAAGCTGTGGGAAGAGTGGAGCCGCCGCGATAACGAATACTCCAATGACTGGGAGAGCGGTAAAAATCCCTGTGCTGATCGTTGGCAGAGCGGTTTTAGAAGCGGTGGGTTGGGCTTTGGCTCACTAATTCGTCAGGCTGACTTGGTAGATCGTGACCGAACACGATTTCAAAGGGACGGTATTGCACGACTTGTGGAAGAGATCGAGGCGTTACCGGTCAAGTTCAAGCCGGAAATTCTCAGCGGGCCAGAACTTATAGCGCGTGGACTAGAGCTAGACGAGACGATAGAAAATCCGGCTTTTCTGGATCAGGCAAAAACTCAACTTGCGATTGATTCTGGGCGAAGTCGAGAGGGGGCCGTGGCCATTGACCGGTTGATCGATTCTCATTTGGCGTTTGAGCGTAATAAAGAGTTCCGTCCCAGGCCTATCAATGAGCTGGATGATTCATCGTTTGATTATTTGATCCCGGGCTTGTTGCCTAAGCCTTGGTTGTTGTTGATTCATGCTGATGGTGGTACGGGTAAGTCTGCGATGTGCCAGACGTTGTGTAAGCACATAAGCCAGGGAATATCTTTTGACGTTCATGGGGGTTTGGTTGATGTGCCGAAGGGTCGGTGCCTCTGGTTGAACGGTGATCAGAACGAGCGGATTGTGAGGCGGCAGTTTGACCTCATTGGCGTGACAGGGGGCGTGGATGTCGTGGGTGAGTGGGATATGTCCTGGTACAGCCGCTTTAAGAAGCTCCAGGGGCCGAAGGAGAAGCCGAACTACGACCTAGTGGTGATTGACAGCCTGGACGGCTGCAACGACTCCAACCCCTATGAGGAGAACCGCAGGGAGTACGCGCTGCCCTTGAAGAAGCTCGCAAGGCGCAATGGTGTGGATTTTGGAGCCTGCACCATCATCGTGATCCACCACAACAACCGGAATGGCAGTTTCCGGGGCACCAGTGCCATCAGGGCGGCAGTGGACGAAACGTGGAACATGCAGAAAGTCGAAGGCAAGCAGCTCGCAGAAATGGCGTTACCCGCTAATACCCGGATCGTGACCGTTGAAAAATCACGGGATGATCGCGAAGGTCACGAAATGGCTTTCGCCTTGCTGAGCGACTGCACATACAGAGTTGAGGCGGTGCCGGAGAAGGAAGACAAAATCAACGGCCCAACCAAACAGATGCTGGGGATGCTTAAAGAGATGCGCCGCACCCGGACTGCGTGGTCAGTGCAGGATTTTGTGGATCACGACCTGTTGGGCGGCGTTCACATGAAACGTGCCATTAAGTACAGCTTGGACAAGTTGGAGGGGCAGAAGCTAATTGGGCGGTGTGCTGCTCCTGCGGATTACAAGGGCAAGGGGCGCAAACCGATTTTCTATGAAGCTACTGGTACAAACGTTCCAGGTAAGTTTACCTCTCGCACGCGTGGGGGGACCGTGAAACCTCCTGTAAAAAAGGAAACCCCTTCCCCTGGAACGGATTTAAACAACAATCCAAATTGTCAAAATGCGGAAATTGTCAAAACTAGCGACGAGGGACTTTTAACAAAACCCGAACTTTTAACAAAACCGATTGTCGTTAAAACCCCTTCTCCTGGAACGGATTTGAGTTCTGACGCAGATAATCGTAGACATAGGGTGTTAAACCCTGATCCCGATCTTGAAGATTGGGACATGTGGGATTGACCCATGCCCTTCGGGAAATACCACCCCCATCCAATTCTTTCCGGTCGCGCTGCTTTAAGCGCGACTGAAAAGGAGCGGATATTGCACTGGGAAACGTGTTTGAAGTATTTGTGGGAAATTCCTGAACCTCCTGAAGGTTGGCTAATAGCTCTTGACCTTCGAGATAGAGCAGGGTTGACCAAGTACGGGCCTTACACAGAGCCCTAGTGTGCTATTGTATTAACGTTGTTTACGCGGCCGTGACTGAAAGGCAAACCCTGGCAAGTATTAGGACGGCCCACCAATACGGTGGGTCGTTCATCAGCAAACTGGCTGGAGCAGCTTTAGCTGCCGATCCTCGAAATCGAGACCGTGTTTTAAGCGCGTTCCCCGAGATCGTTGCTCGCTACGGACCAGGCAGTGCTTTTTATAACGAAACACTCTGACTATGAAACAGCTAAAGATTACGTTGCGTGAGGAAGATGCTGAGCGGTTTACGAGGGAGGCGGAAAGACAAGGCATTCCGCGTGCTGAGCTGCTTCGTCAAAAAGTTCTCCGCACTGGTGAGCCCATAAGCGTTCCAGCTGATATTTACGCACTGGTCCAAAGGGTCAGACGTAAGACAGGCTTTGGTTTGGACAATCGGATGCTTGAAAACATCGTCATGTGTGTTGTCAGTGAAGTGGTTAATTAGGCGGCTATACCGCCTGCTTTTGAAGTGGGCGGGGCACATTGACAAAAGGTACTTTGGCAACATGAAAAGCACCGTCAATTTTTCCTACTGCCAAGTAGGCGAACCTTTGGATGGCCAGGCTTTAGCCCTGGTTCGCTTTACGACGTACGACAGCGAATCACGCGCCTTGGAAGTGGAGCAAGTTACGTACCCGGATTCTTGGGAAGGGTTTGCCGATTTTGAGCGGCACGTAGCTGTAGCACTCGACAGCGGCGTTGATGTGGCTGTGTTGACTTCTTACGATTTGGACTTTTTTCCGATTGTAGAGAGTCGAGTAGCTGATTAGTGTGCTACGTTATCAGGGTTCACGACATTACACATGTCTGACTCAGCTGCCCTCTACAGGGCTCAAGAAAACCTCCGCATGTTGGCGACCTGCCCCACCTGGTACGACCACTTAGATAAGGTCGAAGCCGCAATAGCGGAACAAGAACGCATCTACAAAGTACGCACCGCCGCTGGCTGGGAAGCAGATGAAGGCGGTTGGTACGCCCCGCACCCTGACAATCCTGACGAGATGATCCCTGCATGGGAGTGGGAGTGTGAAACCGGTGGTCCTCTGCCTGAGGACGTGGAATGAGCTATCAAACTTTTTATGGCATTGAGCATCTGGACAAGGTGCGTAATGCCGCGTCTATTTGCTTTGATACAGAAACGCTCCAGCTGCAGCCTGAGCGTGGCAAGTTGCGGCTCTTGCAGTTAGGTGCCAGGGATCGCGACACTATTGTTCTTATTGATTGTTTTGAACTTGATAAAAGCGACTGGGCTGATCTCCGCTGGTTCTTCAGCCATCCAACCCGATTCTGGCTGGCCCATAACGCTGTCTTCGATCTTGGGTGGCTCCAAGAACACAACATCCATCCGGCTGGGTGGGTCCGTTGCTCCATGTTGGCCAGCCGACTTCTCACCAACGGCTTGCCTAATACGAAACACAGTCTCGACAGCGTTGTAAAGCGCTATCTCAAAAAAGAGCTGTCAAAAGAGCAGCAACGCTCTGACTGGAGTGGTGAACTCAGCAAAGAACAGTTGGAGTATGCGGCGAACGATGTCGCTGCTTTGATGGAGCTTGACCCAATTTTAGAGAGCCGTATTAGTCGCGGCAGGCTTGGGCCAGCCTTCAAGCTTGAGTGCCGCGCATTACCTGCGCTGGCGCAGATGTGGCGCACAGGTTTGCCCTGGAACGCAGAAAACTTGCAGCAGCGCAAAGTCGATTACGAGCACGACATTAATTGTTTAGCCATAGATTTTGTGCTGCAACTAGATGCTTCTATGCCTGAAGAACACAAGTTGCCACGTGACGAAGATGGCAGTTTTAACTTGCGGGCCAAGGATCAGGGCAAGGTTCGAGACGGCACCAAAAAGTACGCAGGTTTCAACATCAACAGCCCAAAGCAGCTTGTGGAAAAACTCACTGTGCTGTTGGGCGGTGAGCCCCCTCGTGATGCCAACGGCAAGCCCAGTGCATCCAGGCAGGCACTGCGTTCTTACTCCGCTGACCACGAAGTCATTCAAATTTACCTGGAGTGGAAAAGGTGTGAAAAACGCCGTCAGATGATTGAGTCAATCCAGGAAAAAATGGACAGCACCGGCTTCGTACGTGCCAGCTATATGCAGCTTGGTGCGGAGTCAGGTCGTATGAGTTGTATTAATCCCAACAACCAGCAGATTCCGCGCGACAAGCAGTTTCGCAGTTGCGTTGAAGCGCCTGAAGGCTGGCTATTAGTTGACGCTGACTTCGGTCAGATGGAGCTGCGCATTGCTGCGGCTGTAGCAAATGATAAGCGAATGATCACTGCGTTCCAGATGGGGGAAGACCCCCACACCGTTACTGCAAAAGAGGTTGGCTGTGATCGTCAGACCGCTAAATCGGCCAACTTTGGTCTGTTGTACGGCTCTGGCCCTTCAGGCTTGCGTAACTATGCAGGCGGCATGGGGATCACTATGACGCAAAAACGTGCGGCGGAAATAAGGGATCAGTGGCTTGGTACATACCAGGGAATATGGAGGTGGCAGCAAGACAATGCAGCAGAAGCGGATTCCACAAAGTCTGATAAGTGGGCGGAGACCAGGATTCCGGTTTCAGGAATGCGGCGATATTTACAGGGCGACATGAATCGGCTGACTGTCAGGTGCAACACTCCTATCCAGGGAGCTGGCGCTGCCATCCTTAAGTGCGCTTTGGGGAACTTGTGGCCGAAGGTTAAAGCTGCAGGTGAAGACACGGTTCGTATTGCTGCTGCGGTGCATGACGAAATTTTGTTGCTGGTTAGGGAGGATGTGGCTGAAGAGTGGGCGGCGACCCTAAAAAAGGTGATGGAAGAGGCTGAGGCCAAGTGGCTTGGAGAAATTCCTGCGCTGGCGGAGGTGTCTGTCGGGAAAACCTGGAGCGAGGTTCACTGATGGTCAGCGTTTATTTGACGGACATTGGCTGGTTCTGTTCTTGCCAAGGTCGGGTAACGTACTACAGGGATTTATGCGAGGTCATGAATGCCGCGTACCGGCAGGCAAATTGTGATGGAGCGCCTCAACAAAGCGATCCAGGGTGCGACGACCGGTGACTTGCAGCGGGCTGCAATGTTTTTAGAAGGGGCACGAAAGGTACGGGCGGGTTGTACTAACCAACGCGCCCAAGCCCGGCGTGCTCAAACCACAGCGTGGAAAAAGAAAGTCGATGATTCAATAGCGTGGTAATGTAGTTGTAGTAATGTAGTGTTCATGGCTCTCCGGCACGGCAATAAAACATATTTCCAAATTCTTTTGGACCCTCACCGGGCTCAAATGATTCAAGAGGCTGCAGCAAAAGCCGATCAGCGAGCTACGGCTTGGATAAGAGAAGCTGTTTATTCAGAGTTAAAGCGGGTTAGTCAGGCTAGTGTTTACAACGAGGCTGTAGCCAAGGACCAAGCTGAGTGGCGGCAATCCGTCCGTAAGCGCGTCGAAGGCCGAGCCAAACCAAAAGACGATTAAGTCATTTCATGCGCTTTGCACTCAAGGCGACTTTTGAAGAGTCGCTGTTTCTTGCTGCCTACTACGAGCACTTACAAGAAGCTAAATGGACAGAGCGTTTGGACGACGCCTGCGATTACGGCAGCTTGGAACGAGTTATCCGTGTAGTAAACAGGTTGGATCGAGAAGTAGAAATTATTCCGGTGGCAAACTAAGACAATTCGATTCAAGAGACCCAATGCGAGTCACAGCCTGGCGCAACATCAGACGTTGATAAAAATTCTGCTGCATAAGCGCTACGCACAAGTTCCGCATTTCAGCTAAATCCGTGGCTTCTTTAATTCCACGACAACTGCATTCAAGATTTAGCTTCTGCTCCAGGCTTGGCTCGATGATCATCCAGTCCATTGGAACGCTCCAGGGAATCCAGGTAACGGCGCTCAGAAGCGTATGGCTCCCTTGCACGCATGATGTCACCGACAACAGGAAACAGCCACTGATCCACCTGTACGCAATATTTGAAATTGTATGGGTCCATACAACCAATCACAACTGTTGTCCAAAAAGCACTTAAGTAGCTCCAAATTGCGTACCAGCTCATAGGTCATCGACCAAGATGGCCCAACCGGTGTTGCTTCCTTCCGGCTGCCATCTAGCGTCAAACTCTGCTTGACGTACTCGTACGTTACGCCCCAGGTGGGGGTTTGAATGGCCGCCGTTTTGCATATCAGGCAGACCACGCGGATCTTGCATTATCCACTCAGGGTCTGGACTATTCTTTCCTCGATAACCAGAAATTACTGAGTAATGTCCGCAACTAACTGAATTACATGTTGGTGCCTGTATAGGTCCTTTGTCTAGCCAGCCAACAATAACTGGGCGGCCCATTTCTATCTCCATCTCGACAATATCGCGATCTGCGTTTTTCATAAATCTTGCGTTTAAACCTAAACTTTCTAGCGCTTGTATTTGCGCTTCGACAGAAGTTGTGTCGCCGTACTTAGAACGTATTTCATTGTATTCATCATCTGTTTCAACTTTTTTATAAAACGCTGCCACCATCGCAGCTGCTGAACTGAAACACTCGCGGTAACCCGTACCGGTCTCATTATCCAGTTGGGTGAAATAACGCATGTAGACCTCTTGGTCAATGCCGCTTGCTTTCCACGCATCGAACCATGCGTTATCTTCTTCCGCCAAAAGGTCTTGAGGCATTCGCTCCTCAAGTTCCTTAATCGCAGCCAGCTGGTGGGGCGTACCACGGAACCAATGGAAGAATGGAAGCAAACTAAGGCTCATCGCTGCCCCAAACAACTTTCGTGTGGTCACAACGTTAGTTGCGATTGCTATGGCCTTCAAGCCGTGCCACTGATTGTTCCAGCATTGAAAGCCGGGCAAAAATTTCTTGATCTCTTGTTCTGATGTCTGCGTGAAGGATGTCCATCCTGCCCGCTAAATTATCGACAGCAGTCGTTAACCGCACCAAGGAATCTCTTCCTTGCTGGTTTTGGCGGTT